CATCGTCGCCAAGGATTCTCTGAGCTCTTGCCGTGTCATAGACGTTCGGAATGAGATCAATACAAATACGGCCAGCGTGGCGCAAAGACTTGGTCAAATTGTCGACGAAATGGAAATTTGAAGTCTGAGACTGAGTTGTGCGCCTTTTGATGGCAATTCCAGAATCAGCATTTGATTGCTTTCCCAATGCGTCATCGTAAATGCCGGTCGTTCCTTTTAAGTCCTCAACAGAAAGAGCTCGAGCTGCCGAGATTGCCTGAATTGGCGGTTCAAACGTGTTCCGTGTTGGCGGCGGCGCAGGTTGACCGCCAATGGTCTTGGCTTTGTACTGAAGAAAGGCATGGTTTCGAGTGTTTGCTGTTTTCCATTGGCCTTCAAAACCTTCAAACGACCCTTCAACACCGACCCACGGCGTTCGCGGAGCAAGCGCAATGGTCTCGGTCTCCGATGACGCAAAGTAATTATACATGCGCTGCGGATCTTTCGCATAGCGAACGACGCCTTCAAGCTTCAATTCAGTGCCGTCATCGATCATTTCGCCAAGAACAGGAATGATTGGAATCCATCTACTATCCCAATCGGTCATTTCCAGAATTTCGGTCGCATTGATCTTGCACCATTTAACTTTGACTTCGACAGATTGGCGCTCTTTTACGACCGTGACACCTGTCGGAAGAATTGGCGGCAACTGATCTTTGCGGTAAATGGTCTTGTCAGATAAAAGACACAACGTGAATTCTTTGAGTTCTTTGTAGAAATACTCGGCAACTCTGCATCCATCTTTGGTCGCCCAGCCCGGCACTGAATTGCCGATTGCATCCCAATCGTCCATTCGCGACATCTTGGCATTGGGAAACTGCGCCTTAAATTCATCTTTGGTCATGTCGACGACTTCAAATCCCCAATTGGCATCGGAGCCGTCCGGCTGTTTGTAGCTCGGATCAAGTTGAATCGAGAACCGATTTCGGATCATTTTAAAGCGAATTTCTTGGTCAAACGAAAGCGGGCTCACGTAGTCCGTAATAATACGGAAATAGCCAAATCCCCCGCGAACCGCCGAATCAAATGCCATGTCATAGGCCGTGTCCGCATCGCTTGAATTCTCAATGTGGCGGATCATGCCTTGAAGTATGCGCGCGGTCTCAACGTCAGCCTTGTCGTCAATCGGGCTTACCTTAATCGATGGACGATTCTGCTTTTGATCGTTTGTGATTTGGCGAATGAACTGCGGAATGCGATTGATTGTGAGGCAAGGTCTGACGTCTTGTTCTCGCTCTCGCTTGACGTTGTCTGGCCATTGTTCGCCAGCGGAAAATTGTATGTCCTCGAGGGCTGATTGATGAATTTTGGTCGTAGCTTCAACGGCAATATCGTAACGCTTATGCGCCAGTTTCAAAATAGCATCGTCACCGGATTCGTCTCGGCCATCGTCGTCGTCAATAGGTTCAGCGGCGTCGACTTCGCTTTCGTCTTCTTGCATTATTTGAATGGTAAAGAAAATTGATGTTTAAGATAGCTTTACAAAATGTTTACTTAGTTACCTAAGCCAGCCAGTACCTTCGCCGCCGACCTGGTATTCCACATTAAGCGCAGGTTTTTCCACAGGCTTAACTTTCGCTCGCTCGATGCCGCTCATGACAAGGTAGCGGGTAGCATCCATCAAGTGGTCGTTGGTCTTTACGATGTGACCTTTTTCATCCCTACGGTAAAGCCTGGATTCGAAAAGCCAATTGCTCATCGACTTAAAGACCTTTAGGCGGCCAGTCGAAAGTCGCTGCCAGACTTCATAAATGCCCGACTCAACGCCGTTGAATGCCGTTTCCAGGTCAAGGCCAAGGTCGACATAGGACTGAAGTAGTTGCCTTCCATCTTGTTGGTTTCGTCCGCGCGATGCCGGATCAATCACGCCCGGAATCCATTCGCCACGGGCTTTTACCGCTTGCGTGTGAATCGACGGCTCGGCTTGGCCACGGTAATGCTCGCTGATGAGATAAAGCGTGTCAGTGTCGCGGTTCAATGCTCCCCATGCGACGGCGGTGCGGTTCCATCCAACGTCCATGCCGTATGCCCTAGGCCAATGTTCAGGGATTGGGAAATCATCGACAACATAGTCCGACTCGGGAACTGGGAATATTGCGCCAGATCCAAGTTGCGGAACACCTTTAGAGCGCGCGTCGCGCTGAAACGGCGGAATTGCGGCCCAAAGTTCGTCTTTGGCTTCCTTGGTTAAATGCGGAGCATCGTCCCACGTGGCCATGACAACGAACTTTGATCCGACTTTGTTTTCTTGAAGAGTTCCGTTCGGAAGAAAGGCCATGACAGTTTCCGACATTCCCTGCAATGGCGTGAAAGTGAGCATCAGAAAACCGTTGTTCGTCATCGTTCGAAGTAGGCATTCGGTGTAAATATCGAGGGGAGGTTCTTCGTCAAGCCAAATTACATCTTGTTCGGTCCCCTCAAACGAGGTCCGCTTTTGGTCATAGGACTTAAGTACCAGTTGGCTAATCCCCCCAGAGACATGCTTAATTTGTGCTGTATCGAAGGCTTCCGGAACACCTTGTTTTGATGTTGGACGACCTTTGATTGCGTCTTGGGGGATAAGTCCTGTTCCAAGTTCACTGATCTTGCCAAAGAGTTTCGCCTGGACGATGTCCCTGACGGTCTTTCCGGTATTGCCTGCGGCCCAAGCGCTGACCGGACGATCAAACCTGCGGCCAGTCCACCATTTGGGATAAAGTCCAGTTAAGTGAAGTGTGAGCTCATAGCCGCCTACGCCTTCAGTCTTTCCGACACGGTTAGCGGCGAGCATGAGTCGTTCCCGAAAACGCGGGCCAGCTTCAAAGAACTGATTGTGCTTAACGTAAAGTTCGCGTCTTAAATCCCCGGTGTCCGGGTAATATAAAAAAAGCTTCCGAGTCAATTGGAGCCTGATCTTTTCTTCATAGAGTGAAATCAATTCGAGTTTATCTTTAAGTTCCATTTTTAGCGGGAAGTTGAAACCGCGCTTCGCAATTTATTTCTCTTCCCTTAGAGTGCGGCTTTTGCTTGAAATAAAGATCGTATTCAATGCCACATTCTGAACATTCTTTTTTGATACGCGTCACGCATTCAAACTTTGGCATGATTAAATCATCGATGCGCATTTGGTGCTTACAGTATTTACATTGGAATATGGTACTTACAGTTCTCATGTTTATTTCAAGCGCCGTTGAATCCATGTCCTTTACGGCCATCGGACACGCAGCGCTCTTGAAGTTCAGCCATACCGTTTCGAGATATTTGATCGTCTCTGATGGCTTTGCCAAGCCACATATAGCATTCTTCAAGCTTGGTGTGCGCTAGCGCCTTGTCTCTGGAGGATTTAAGTTTATCAATCTCAAATTCCAGCATTGTGCATATGCGCTTAAAGTTAGACTGTTGTTCATTTGCAAGATCATCGTATTTCACGTAGTCAAATCGGCTCATTTTCATCCCCTCAATTCAAAACACTTAACAATCAATTGCCCGCGAGATTGAATTTTCATTTTTCTAAATATATTTGTTAGATGCAACTTAACTGTTTTGTCCTTAATGCCTGTGTTCTTTGCGACCATTTCGTTATTAATGCCAGTGGCCACCTGACAAGCAATCTCACATTCACGATGAGTAAGCCCATAGACTGATTGAAGCGCTTCGAATAAATCCAAGTATTTTTCTTTCTCTTTATAGCCGCTCGGAAGAACCATTAGAGAATCATTTTTCACTTTTTCATATCCATTTGTTCGGCATAAAGTTGATCCAAAACAGAAGTCCAATGAAAATAGAACCAATAATTGAACCCAAAGTCATACATTTCTTTCTTTGCTGACGACGCGGTCCATCCGTTTTTAAGGATTCGCCAAGCGGCAATTACTATTCCGGTGCGGTCTTCGCCGTGTTCACAATGAACTAAGACGCTTCCAATGTTTAGAGCATGTTCTATTTGATCGACTAGACTTCTGAGCTCATCAGCCTTTGGTTTTTTAAAGGTCGACATGGGCCTTGGGTAATAGGTGCATTCGGCAGAAATGCATGACCTGATTTCAGCAAATTCTTTACCGTGAAATATCTCAAACCAACCGGTTTCAAGATTAAAGTCCGCAGAAAAATACAATAGCTCAAGTCGCGTCTTTGGCCGAGAACCACGAGACAGATATTTCCTACCGACCTTTTGAACTAAGAAATTCATTGTTCGTCGCCTTTTTTTCTGAGCTCCCCATTTTGGGTCATGTCATGATAGCTGCCAATGTATTCAGCATGCTCTTCAGGCAAATTTTCTTTTTGCCAGTCCTCACAACATTGAATGAGTTTTTTCTTTAGTTCAACTCGTGCGATCATCTCTGAATCAAATGGCCCGTAAGGGCCAAGATGACCTGTTAAATCGCCAGAAATGTAGTCCCAAATCAATATGGCAAAGAACGCTTTTTCCCCCATTTTTGGATCAGCACCGGGTCCATTCTCAGCCATACAAAGAGTGCCAGTGAAGCGCGGAAGCGGTTTCAAAGCTTGATATCCTTTGCCATAAGTTCTTTAATTCGCGCGTTAATTTCTTCAAGTGATCGAGGTTGGTTATTGTTCACGATGACGTCAACTTCGCCCGGTTGTTTGTCTCGCCATCCGGCAATGTTCTTTTTGATAAAGATCCAAACCGATGGATGACAGGACTGGACCGAGACCATGTCATCCCAATATTGTTCACAATATGCGAAACAGATTTTTTTGGTCTGTGCGAATTCCGGATGCTCTACCGTCACTTTGTTCAAAAACCATTCGCAGAGATTTCGTCCCGTTTTCTTATGAATCGCAGCGGGCAAGGTTCCCCAGAATCCGCCGTTCTTTGCATGTTCAAGTGCAATCGGCGTCACAAGGGCCATGATTTCTTCGCGGTCGTGCGGTGGGGCACCGACAGGTCGTTTCTTGATTGTTTTCTTAGCTTTCTTTTTTACCATATGCCTATTAAATAACCCGGTTCAAGTTTAACCTAGGTTTACATTTTGTTTACATTTGACAGATGTTTAATCGACGTTAAAGTTTAAACATGAAAAAATCAAGCCAATCGATTGACCAACTTATAAGCAATTTCGACTTTGCGGGGCCTGAGAATATCGGTCGCGGAGGTCCGGTCACGGTCTGGCTTCCGACCGAGTACAAGGCCAAATACGATGAAATGCAGCAAAGGTCGGGTGGGAAGTTCGTCAAGATGCTTAAAGAAGTTTTGAAGCACACCATTGATCAGGTTCACTCTCAAGATCAGGTCGGCTGACGTCGATCATATGGTCTCTGAGTTCCTTGATTTGGTTCTCTAGCGACTCCACTCGAGTCTCAAGTGCGATGAATTCCTTGACCAATAGCGAGACTAAGAAAAGAGCGGTCAAACCAAGTGCAGGTCCTATGATCGGATCAATCATATTTCAGATTAAATCATAGTTTGCGGCAATCGCTCTCAAATTTCGCCCAACAATACTCAAGTCGGCGCATTTCCCTTTCGGTCGCCCGGTCTTTAGCGCGCGCCAAATCGTTGGCGATTTCTTTTTCAGTCTTAGGGCGATGATCGCAATCACGATTAGGTGATGACGAAAAGATCCAAGTTATGAACCAATACCAAGCGATGGCCATGAAAATTGAGTGAATCATTTTAAGTCCTCAATAAGGCTTTCGCACGTCTTGGTAAATTCGGTTATTTCATCCGGGGTCCATTCGGACGGGTCCTGGATGATCGATAAGAGCGCTTGGACGACCTCAAGTAAGACCGGAGCGGCTTCGATGAGTGACGATTGAATTAAAGGCTTTGGCAATGTTTTCACGCAATCACCGTGCCGTTTTTGTACGAACAAACGATATTCCCGTTCATAGCCAATTCTTCGATTTTGTAGCCGAGCTCTTGGATCAAAATCATGTGATGGCCAGTGAATGTCTTGGTCTTGAGAAGTCGAGCGAAAAGCATCGCCTTTTCGTCCATCGGGTAAACCAACTTGTTTCCGTAAACTGAGCGAACCTG